AATTAAATCAATCTATTATGAAAACACAGGAACAAAAATCACTATTCAAAAGTTTAGCAGCATTTCAACAAGAAGTGCCAGTTATCCACAAAGAAACAAAAGGTTACGGATATTCTTATGCAGACCTTCCAACTATCTTTGATAAAATCAATCCTTTATTAGCAAAACATAATTTAGGGTTTACTCAACCAATTATGGGCAATTGTGTAAAGACAATTATCTTCCATACAGAAACAGGAGAGACAATTGAATCATTAACTGAAATCCCACAAATACAACTTAAAGGAATGAATGAATACCAGTCATTTGGTAGTGGCGTGAGTTATTTTCGTAGGTATTGTTTAAGTTCAATTTTAGGTTTAGTTACAGACAAAGATACTGATGCAGCAGGAGAACAAACAAAGCCAAGTAAACCTATTTTAAAAGCCGATACAGAACATTTTGGAAAAGCTGTTGAGTATTTAATGAAAGGTGGCTCAATAGATGCTATAAAGCAAAAATATGAGATAAGTCAAGAAGTAGAAACTAAACTAATAAAATCAATCTAATGGAAAGCACAATTGAAATATACAGTCCTGAATGGTTTATAAACCGACAAGGTAATTTCACCGGAAGTGAAATATGGAAGTTAATGACTGAAGCACGTTCAAAAAAGGATGTGTTATCTAAAACAGCAGAAACTTATATTCTCGAAAAGGTTTGGGAAAAGTTAAGCGGTGAAGTAAAACAAGGCATTAATAATTTTGCAACTGAATGGGGAAATGATAACGAGCCTATTGCTAAGAAATTTTACACATCGGTAACTAGCAATGAAGTTAAAGATAGCTTAATGCTTTACTCAAATGAAATACAAGGCTTAACAGGCAGTCCTGATGGCTTAGTAGGTGAAGATGGGTTAATAGAAATAAAGTGTCCTTACAATGGAGCAAATCACTTAAAACATTGCTTTATTACAAACGATGAAACCTTTTTGAGTGAACAGCCTGAATACTATTACCAAATGCAATGCTATATGCTTTTAAGCGGTCGCAAGTGGTGTGATTTCGTTTCCTTCGACCCTCGTATTATTTCAGACTTAGGATTGTTTATTTACAGAGTAAATGCTAATGAAGAGGTAATTGAAAAGATGACTGAAAAAGTAAAGTTAGCACGAATATTATTTAATAAATATTTTGAATCATTTAATGGAAAGAAAGGTTAAAAATAAAAAGTGTAAGGAGTGCGGTGGTAACTTCACTCCTTTTAAAACCACTCAAGTAGTTTGTGGTGCTAAATGTGCAGCTAAATTAGCAGAAACTAAGGTATGGAAGGAAAAGAAAAAGGTAATGATTGAGAATACTCGTACCCGTACAGAATGGCTTAGTTTACTTCAAATAGTCTTTAACAAATATATTCGATTAAGAGATGCTAATAAACCATGTATTTCATGTGAAAGACCATTAACAAGTAAATTTGATGCTGGACATTTTCTTAGTGTTGGCAGTTACCCAAACTTAAGATTCAATGAAGATAACGTACATGGGCAATGTGTTTACTGCAATCAACATCAGCATGGAAATCAAATTGAATACGGGTTAAGATTACCTTTAAGAATAGGTCAAGATGCTTACAATAGACTAATGAATAAAAGAGGGGATGCGCTTAAACTAACATTAGATGAAATTAAAGAACTAATTAAAATTTACAAATTAAAAATCAAAGAACATGGAAAAAGCACTAACAACTGAACAGGCAAAAGTAGAATTTGAATCACATCTTCTAATTGGTTTATTCAAATCAACAGTTGAGCAATCAACACAATTAACTGGAAAATTCAAACATAAAATGAAAGCTGATTTTAATCTATGGCAAAAACAAGGCTTTAAAATAGTTGAAGAACTTGAAAAAAGAAATATAACAGATGTTGAGTATTTAGATAAAATTGGCGATATTTATCATACTATGAACTCAAATATGCGAGAAGAATTTTACAAAGGTTTGGAAAGTTAAATAATTTTTGTATATTTGCACTATCGGAGTAACTAACCGATTTCTAAAATAGCTTAACAGAAAAAACATTAGACCTCTAATGGTTCGGTGTAAGGAGTTAAGCCCTTACTTGATTAGTAATCAAAACCGAATCGTTAGGGGTTTTTTAATTTAATTAAATTATGAAAAGAATTTATCACCATTATTTGAAATGGGAAGATTACCCTAATGGATTTTATGATAATCTATCAGGTAAAAACAAAGATTATTTAAAATTAAAAGTTATTGAATTATTTAGTAATCAAGAATTAACAGAAAAATATATGAAAAAAGTTATTGATGAATGGATATATTCATGTGAACAAAATTTAAGTAATGATTCAATGAACAAAATTGCTTATTTAGGTCAAGCAGCATGTTGTATTTATGCTAATATACCATCTACAATTACAATGGATGCATGGCATTTAGTAAGCAAAGAAAATAGAGATAAAGCAGATATGATAGCAGATAAATTAATTAAAGAATGGGAGGTAAAATATGCCTAAAATAAAATTAGATTTAAATGTTTATGAAGCAGCTAAACAAAGAATTGAATGGACATTTGATAATTTTGATAAAATATATTTATCTTTTTCAGGTGGTAAAGATAGTACAGTTATGCTTCACATGGTAATGGATGAAGCTATTAAAAGAAATAAAGAAATAGGTTTATTAATAGTTGATTTAGAAGGACAATATAAATTAACAATAAATCACATGTTAGAATGCGTTAAAATGTATCGTAATTATATTGATTTATACTGGGTATGTTTACCTATTCATTTAAGAAATGCTGTTTCTGTATTCGAGCCATTTTGGTTATGCTGGGATGAAAATAAAAAAAATGATTGGATTCGTGAACAACCTACATTTAGTGTAAGTGATATTAATTATTTTCCTTTTTTTAGAACAGGTATGGAGTTTGAAGAGTTTGTGCCTGAATTTGGAGAATGGTATTCTAATGGTAAAAATACTGCGTGTTTAGTTGGTATTAGAGCAGATGAAAGTTTAAATAGGTTTAGAACAATTGCAAGTAATAAAAAAGTAACTTATTTAAATAAGCAATATACAACTAAAGTGACTGATAATGTTTTTAATGTTTATCCAATATATGATTGGTCTACTGAAGATATATGGATTTATCATGGAAAAAATAAAAATAAAAGACATAATGAACTTTACGACTTAATGCATAAAGCAGGTTTATCAATTCATTTGCAAAGAATTTGTCAACCTTACGGAGATGATCAAAGAAAAGGTTTATGGTTATTTCATTTAATAGAACCTGAAACATGGTCAAAAGTAGTTGCAAGAGTTAATGGTGCTAATAGTGGCGCATTATACGTTCAAGATACTGGAAATATTAATGGGTATGGTAAAATAACAAAACCTGAAAATCATACATGGAAATCATTTTCTGAATTAATATTAAATACATTACCTGAAAAAACTGCAGAACATTATAAAAATAAAATATTTACTTTTATTAAATGGTGGAAATTAAGAGGATACGAAAATGAAATACCTGATTATGCTCCATCTATTTTAGAAAGTAAAAAATTAGTTCCAAGCTGGAAAAGAATATGTAAAAGTTTATTAAGAAATGATTGGTGGTGTAAAGGTTTGAGTTTTACGCAACATAAAACTGAAGCATATGAAAAATATTTAAAATTAAAAAAACAACAAAGAGAAGAACAAAAATTTAAATTATGATAGTAATAAAAGAAAAACATTCAGATTATGCGTTAAATCTATTATCTAAGATAGCATTTAATAAAAATGTATTTAAAGAATTAGGTTATCCAATATATTCAGATGAAAATCATACTTGGTATTTTTTATTTTATCAAAATAAATTAATTGGTTTTTGCGCATCAGTAATTAAAAAAAATTATATATCGTTCAATCATGATTATATTTTGCCTGAATACAGAAATATGGGTGGATATAATATTTTATTTAATGAAAGATTAATTGATTGTAATTTTAAAATAAAAGCAGTTGCAACAAAAAAATCTATTAATACATTTCTTAAAAACAAATTTAAATTAACAAAAAAAACAAACAATTATTATTTTATTGAATTATGAAAACACAAATTTTAGAATTGATTAAAGAATTAGATTCTTTACAATTAAATGAAAAAGTAAATGCTATTAATGAAATTAAAATTGCTTTACATCAAATTAGTCCATTTAAAACAGAACCAGTTGATTGTGTTTTATGGGTAAAAAATGATGAAGTTCACGCAAATGATTATAATCCAAATTCAGTTGCACCACCTGAAATGGAATTATTAAGATTGTCAATTTCTGCAGATGGATATACGCAACCAATTGTATCTATGCTTGAATCTAATGGCAAAACAAGAGAAGTTATTGATGGGTTTCATAGAAATAGAGTTGGAAAAGAATGTGAAGATATACAAAAAAGAGTACATGGATATTTGCCAGTTGTTACTATTAATGAAGATAGAAAAGATTTAAATGATAGAATGGCTTCAACTGTTAGACATAACAGAGCAAGAGGAAAACATAAAATACAAGCTATGAGTGATATGGTTTTAGATCTTAAAAAAAGAAATTGGAGTGATGAAAAAATTGCTAAAAATTTAGGAATGGATGCTGATGAGGTTTTAAGATTATGTCAAATAGGTGGTATATCTGAATTATTTTCTGATAAAGATTTTAGTCAAGCATGGGAAGCAGAAATATATAATGAAAATAATGAAATAATTGATTAATTAAATAAAATTTTATATCTTTGTAAAGATGAGTCGTGGCATCAATAATTTTTTATTTATCCCTTTGGTGAGTAGAGACCACGACCTCGAAAGCCGAAGGGATTTTTATTTTGTATAAATGGCAAAAAATTTTCCATATTTTAAATTTACTGCTACTGAATGGTTAACTGGAGATATAGTTTATGAATCATTAGAACTTCAAGGATTATTTATTAATGTATGTGCTTTATATTGGCAAAGAGACGGCAAATTAACAATTGAAGATTTAATTAGAAGATATAAAAATGAATCATTAATTAATGAATTAATTGATAGATATATTTGGAATGAGCAAGGAAATATATTAATTAAATTTTTAGATGAACAATTAATTGAAGCTAATCATATATCAAAAGTTAATTCAGAGAATGGCAAAAAAGGTGCGGAAGCTAAACGAAATAAAGCGAATGCTAAGCGACCGCTTAACGATAGTAAAGCGATTTTAAGCAAAGAAGAAAAAGAAGAAGAAATAAATAAGAATAAGAATAAGAATAAAATAAAAGAATTTGTTTTTCTTTCTGAATCTGAACTTAATAAATTAAATGAAGAGTTTGCACAACATGAAATAGAATGGATGCTAAATAAGTTAAATGACTATAAAGCAAGTACAGGAAAGAAATACAAGTCAGATTATGCTGCAATTAATATGTGGGTTAAAGATGCATTTAAAAAAGCTAAGGTTGATTTTGTAAAAGATAATAATACATTTAACACTCGAATGCAAATAATACAAAATGAAATTAATAACACAGACTGGGAAAATCTATGAGTAACATTACAACAACTGGCTTCAATAACTTAGAGTTAATAGCCTTAAATAAATTACAGCCTTCACAGAAATTTTATGTTGAAGCTAAGAATGAACAAAAGTTAGTTAATATTGAACGTGGAGAAGCATTAAGACTAATTTATACTGAAATAGCAAAAACAATAGAGTTAAGCGGTGAAAACAAAAAGTATATCTTAGAGAATGACCAATTAAAAAACGTTGCTAAATTCATTTATGACTACTGTTTAGAACACTATAAGGGTATAACTATATCTGAACTAAGAAACGCTTTTAAATTAGGAATAAGCAATGAATTTGGCGAATATGTTGGTTATGGTACTGTAACGTTTACAAAATTCATTAAAGGCTATATGAGTTCTATTAAAAGAGAACAAGCAATGAAGGAATGGTTTAAATATCAAGAACCTACAACTGAAAAGCCAATGACTAAATTCTTTGAGCAAAATTTACAGATAGCTAATTACTTTTTTAAAGTATGTGAAGAAAAAAATTCCGAACGATTCCATACAATAATTAACCATGAAGATAATGTAATGCACTTACCTTCTATATATGAGTTCCTATATGCTAATTATCAAATATCATTTACAGATGAAAGCAAAGAAATAATTAAGAAAAAAGCTAAGATTAAATACAATAATTATATTAAAAAGTCAGGATTAAAAGATGCTGATGCAAAAGGTTATCAAAACATAATTACTTCAGTAATAGATAATCAAAACAAAACATTTGATAATTATGTTAAAACACAGGCTTTAATCTTCTTAACTTTAAAACTAAAGAAACAAAATAAAACATTTGATAATTTAAAATCTTTAAAATGAAATATAAATTAAAAATTTGGGAATGTAATTCTAAAGGTCAAGAAAAAATAGCTGATATATTTTTATTTAATACTATTGAGGAATTAAGAGAATATATTAAAAATATAAATTTAGAAATGAAACCTTATAAAATGAATAAAAAAACAAAAGGATATTCTATAACATCATAAAAACAAATAAACATGAAAACAAAGAATCAAACAAATTTATCACTAATTTCTAAAACAGAATGGTGGGTAAAAAAATTAGACGTAAACTCTATTCGTGGAACTTTCGACTGGAATCAATACATGAAATATTTAAAGGCATTAGCAAATGAAAATAAAAAAAACTGATATTCAATTTATTTTAATTGCTGTTTTCTTATTAGTTTGTTTAATTTTGTCTAAGTGATTAGTGAGCTAGTAAATAACAAAATCTACAAACAAATTACTCGGAATGTATGCCACAATCACGATTTATGCGATGACCTCCACTTTGAAGCTGTTTTAATTATTATAGAAAAGAAATTTGACTTAAACGAAATTAGAAATCTTAAGCACTTTTTTTCAGCAGTAGTTTGGAGAACCTGGCATTCAAATAAATTTAGAAAAAAGTATTTTGTAGATCATGTTAAGTTTGTAGACAATTTAAACGAGATTATAGAAGAAAAAGAAAATATTGATTATTCAGTATTGATAAACTTTCTCGAAAGTTCACCACAAAATGAAACAGAATTTTACGAAGTCAATTTACTAAGATTGTATATTTTACATGGCGACGCAAAGAAATTAAGCAATAAAACAAAGATACCTTACAGAACAGTAGCAAACGATATTAAATTAATCAAAGACAAACTCAAACGACAGCATAATGAAAAAAATTCTGATAAAGGCGAATATGAATAACCTTAATGGGTTATCCTTTCACCGATTAATAGTTCCATTCTCAAAAGTCTCCGACATGGTAGACTTTCAATGTGATGTATTTCCTGACTTAGATGCAGCGACAGATGAACAGTTAAAACAGTATTCTGCAGTAGTTTATCAAAGAGAAATTTATACAAACGGAAAATCACTTGAAATAATTAAAAAATATCATTCATTAGGTATTAAAGTGATATTTGACATTGACGATATTTGGACATTGCCTAAAAGCCATTATTTAAGTAGATTATATGAAATACATAACATACCAGGTCAGACAGTTGAAATACTTAAAAATGTAGACTTAGTAATAACCACAACTAAGCATTTAGCATCTAAGATTAAAAAGTACAATAAGAATGTTGAGGTAATTCCTAACTGTTTGGATCACGAAGATGAGCAATGGAAATCAAACAAAACTAAAAGCGAGAAAATAAGATTTGGCTACATTGCAGGTATTTTCCATAAAGAAGATATTTCAATCTTAGAAATGCCTATTCGTAAAATATTAAGGCATGATATAAACGCTCAATTTGTTTTAGGTGGTTACAATGATAATTCAGACTATAACTATTATGAAAAGGTAATGAGTGGTGGCACTTTAACCGATAAATATCAAAGAGTTTACAGTTTACCGGTACACGATTATGGAAAGGCTTATAATGAAACTGATGTTAGCTTAATCCCATTGCAATCTAACTCATTTACCGAATGCAAAAGCGAAATTAAGTTACTTGAAGCTGGTTTACATAGCAATCCTGCAATAGTTAGTGATGTACTACCTTATAACATATTCCCAAAAGAAACTGCAATATTTTTAAATAATAGTGATATAAATGGCTGGTACAAGGCTATAAGAAATATAAGTAAAGATGAATCTATGCGTAAAGAATATGCAGAAAGTTTAAAAATATACGTTCAATCAAATTATAACATAAACAAATGGACTCAAATAAGAAAACAGATTTTACAATCGGTATTGGCGTAACAACTACTCCAAATCGAAAAGAGTATGTAGATAGGTGGCTAAATTACTTTGAGAAACATAAACCTAAAAACTATCATTTACACATTCACGAAGATGTAAACTACAAAGGTGTTGCATACTCAAAGAATCAAAACTTATATACTTTAAGGGACTGCGACTTTATTTTCTTATTTGATGATGACTGTTATCCATTTGAAAATAATTGGGCTGAATATTTTATTAATTCAGGATATAATCACTTACTATACTTAGAACCTAGTCATAATTTAAAAGCTAAAATAAACGATTTAGAGATATATCGAGATTGTGGTGGTGTATTTATATACTTAACAAAAGAAGTATTAAATAAAGTAGGTTATTTTAATTCTGAGTATGGGCAGTATGGATTTGAACACGCTGGTTATTCAAACAGAATATATAAAGCAGGATTAACCGATGCACCTTACCAACAACTTGAAGAAACTGATAAATACATTTGCGCCTTAGATTATATTATTGAACACAAATCAAGTATTCCTGAATATAAAAAAGGAAAGTTAATAGAAGAAAATCGAAAAGTATTTATAAAGGAATTACAAAGCGAAACTATTTTTTATAAATTTGTAGAGTGAACGAACACATACTTTTTAAACTAGCAACTCGCAGCAGACCACAAAAGGCAAAAAAAGCAATTGAGAATATCATAATGCTTTGTAATTCAATGAATTACACAATCTTAGTTAGCATTGATGAAGATGATGAAAGTATGTTTGGTTTTAGTTATCCTGATGACAATGTATTCATAGTTAGAGGTACATCCAAAAATAAAATAGATGCCATCAATCGAGACATGGATATTTTTGAAGGTTGGGACATTTTAATCAATACTTCAGATGACATGGTATTTGAAATTAAAGGATTTGACAATATAATTAGGCAAGATTTTAAAGGAAACTTCGACCAAGTTATTCATTATTCAGATGGCTATCAAAAAGGAAATTTAATGACAATGAGTATAATGGGAGTTAATTATTATAATCGTTTTGGCTATATTTATCATCCTGACTATGTTTCTTTATGGTGCGACATGGAAGCTACTGAAGTAGCTAAAATGTTATCTAAATACGAATACAAAGGAGATCAAAAAGTATTATTTACTCACAGGCATCCTGCATGGGGTTTATCTGAATTTGATGCACAGTACCAAAAAACAGAAGCGCAGAATGTAAATAAAAAAGACTACGAAACTTACTTAAAAAGAAAAGCAAACCTATTTAATTTACCCGAACATTTAATATTAAACAAACTTTGATACTTTCTATTTTAATACCAACACTACCTGAAAGAATTGAAAAGTTTAATAAACTATTCTTTGATATTAATTTTCAATTAGAAATGCAGAATGCTTTTGGAATAGTTGAAGTATTAATTGATGAAGCGCCAAAAGGAAAAAGCATCGGGCAAAAGAGAAATGAATTATTGCAGAAAGCAAGTGGTGAATACATTTGTTTTATAGATGATGATGATAAAATATCAGATGAATATTTACGTTTAGTATTAAAAGCATTAAAAAGTAAGCCTGATTGTTTATCTTTAAGAGGTGTAATTACTTTTGATGGGCATGAGCCAAAGATATTTGAACATTCAATTAAATATTCTGAATACAGAACAACTGCAAATGTTATAACTTACGAACGTTACCCTAATCACTTAAATGTAATTAAAAGTAACATTGCAAAACAATTTACATTTCCTGAAATCAACTTTGGTGAAGATACCGACTGGGCTACTCAAATAAATAAAAGTGGACTTTTAAAAAAAGAAGTTTACATTGAAGAAATAATTTACTATTATAAATACGTTTCAAACAAATGAAATATATTAGTTACTCACTTTTTGGTTATGGTAAAAGAGAACATAATTGCTTTGATTTTAGCTCCTATCTTCGTGGGATGTGGATTAATATTCGTCTCGCTCGTTGCATTTATCCTGACTGGCGAATACACATTTGTGTTGATGAAAAAACTTTTGAGCATTTTGAAAGTTTATTTAATAGGTGGAAACAGTACAATGTAGTATTTAAAGTATTACCAACTGAACCATTATGTAAGGCTATGTTATGGCGATTATTACCTATTTTTGAATATAATGTTGAAAGAATTATTTGCAGAGATACAGATAGTCCATTAACATATCGTGAGGCTCAAATGGTAAAAGAATGGGAAAACTCACCAAAAGTAGTTCATGCAATTACAGATTCAGTTTCTCATAACATACCTTTGATGGGTGGCATGATAGGATTAACAAAACATTTTAGAGATAGATTTGAAAATTTAGATAATATTTTAGATAATAGAGATTATTCTGTAAAAGGAACAGACCAGGATACATTAAACGCTAAATTATACCCTATTTACGCTGCTCATGGAACTGAATCTATTATTCAGCATTACATATTAGGAATGCCAAATACTTTTTTAAGTGGTTACAGAAATACTTATATTGATGAACCATTGGAAAATGTAAATGAGGTTTACAGACAAACAAACGATACTTGCGGACATATTGGAGCTGCTGGTTGGTATGAAGCACCAACAGTTAAATTTTTAAATGGTTATGACGCATATAAAGATGAATATAAAGAACTAGAATCAGATTATAAACATATATTTTTTTGGGCAAATGAATAAATTAATATCACATCATTTAGGAATGGGAGATCACATAGTACATTGTGGATTAATAAGACATATTTATAAACGTGATGTAAGAAAATACGATTCTATTTTTATTTTATGTTATAGACATAATGCGGAAAATGTAAAAAGAATGTATGAAGGTTTAAATAAAATAGAACTTTTAATAATTGATAATGAAAATGAAATAGGAACTGCAATAGATAATTTTGTAGGAGACAAAGAGGACTTTCATTTAGATCAGCAAGGTTATGAACTTTACAATCAAATAGGAGACGATGCTTTTTTTGAGAATAAAAAATATGATAAAAAGTTAAGAAAAGAATTTCAGGTTAAAAGGGATTTAAAAAAAGAACTTGAACATTTTAATAATTATGCTTTAAGTCATGCAGAATATATTTTTGTTCATGATGATTTGCAAAGAGGGTATGAAATAAATAATTTACCTAACTTACCAATTGTAAGAATACCAAAAGAAGTACCTTTATTTGAATCCTTAACAATAATGGAAAGAGCAAAAGAATGCCATGTAATTAGTTCAGCATTTGTTTGTTTACTTCAATCAATGCCATCTTTAAACTCAAACGTAACAGTACATACATCTGTAAGAAATAGCTATTTAGAATCATATTTTAAAAACGATGGATTAAAAACAATATAATGGAAACACCAGGTAGTTTAATAGACAAACTTATTACAGTTGATTTAAAGATGTGGAATAATCAAGAAGCTCTTTATGAAATAAGGCGAATGACTTTTAAAGAATTTAATTTAAAATATAATGGAAACGAAGAGCTTTATTCTATTTTAAAAAAAGCCTGTGATTTAAACGTACAACGTAATTCATTAATTTATGAATTGGATAAATTATTTGAAAATCTAACAGGAAAAGAAATGGCATTTAATCCTCATAAAACTTATTAATGGAAATTCAATTGTTAAATATGTATTTAGAAAGTGGATTGACACCTCAAGAATTTTATAATTTAATTAAAAAATTAAATGAACAATTATTTTATCAAAATATTAATCAATGATACAACTACTAGCAACTACATACATAATAGCAAAGTTCATTCCTAAACCTATTTGGTTACACAGAAAACCTTTTACATGTCCTCTTTGCTTAACTTATTGGAGTTTCTTAATTTATCAAATAATTAACTTTACTAACTATTTTGATTTATTGACTATTCCTTTTACCTTTGCATTAATAGCTTCACTCTTTGAACGATTAAACGATAGGTATCTATGAACGAAGAAATAAAGCAATCTTTGTTAAATTGGGAATCAATGGGTAAAAACTATTCACCTAACTTTAATTACACTGAATTAAACGAAATAGCAATTAACTTAGGAAACAAACCTTTTAACTTAGGATGTTCAGAATGTAGGAGACAATTACTTGAATTTTTACTAGCAACAATAAAAGAAAATGGATAAATTATTATTAGAAGGAGAAATCGTTAAAATCAATGTAAACGGTTTTTTAGTAGATGTTAAAATAAAATCTATTGAAGGAAGTGTTTATACAGGTTTTCAAATAATAACAGAAGCAATAAATGTAAATGAGTCAAGTAAACAATCCTGAACACTACGGAGGTAAAGAAAACACCTACGAAGCTATAAAAGTAATTGAAGCATGGGATTTAAACTTTCATTTAGGCAATGTAGTAAAGTATATTAGCAGAGCAGGGAAGAAAGACAAAACAAAGTTAAAAGAAGACCTAGAAAAGGCTAAATGGTATTTAGATAGATTTATTGGTACTTTATAATTAAAAAATAAAGAAAATGACGAATAATGACATATTAAAAAAGAAAATGATTGAAGCGTTGGAAAAGTCATTAAACATAGTTACATCAGCTTGTAAAGAAGTTGGAATAAGTAGAGAGACACATTATCGTTGGTTAAAAGAAGATAAGAAATACAAACAAGCTGTAAAAGAAATTGACAATGTAGCTTTGGACTTTGCAGAATCAGCTTTGCACCAACAAATAAAAAAAGGCAATCCACTATCCACAATGTTCTATTTAAAATGTAAAGCAAAGAAAAGAGGCTACATAGAGCAGCAGGATGTGAAGATAACAGGAAATATGAAATTTAAAGCTGACTTTGGCGAAAGCAATACTATACAACCCACATCAGAATCAGAAGAAAATTCATAATGCAATAAATAACGGAACTGAAAAGTACTATGTTATCAATATAGGTAGGCAGTTCGGTAAAACTTTATTGGCATTGAATCAAATGTTATTTTGGGCTTTAAATAATAAAGGCTGTAAGATAGCGTGGGTAAGTCCTGTTTACAAACAATCTAAGAAAGTATTTGAAGAAACGTTTAAGGCATTTGCTAAGCGAATGGAAATTTACAGAAAGGTTAATCAATCAGAGTTAATAATCGAATACATCACAGGTTCAACAATTCAATTCTTTTCAGCAGAGCGATACGATAACATACGAGGATTTACGTTTGATTACCTGGTCTGTGATGAGTTTGCATTCATGGATGAAAAAGCATGGACTGAGGTCCTTCGTGCTACGGTCCTTGTAAAAGGTAAAAAGGTTCTTTTGATTTCAACTCCAAAAGGCAAGAATCACTTTTATAAGATGCACCAACTTGAAGGCATAAACGAACAATACAAAGCTTTTACAATGACTTCGTATGATAACCCAATGATTAATCCATCCGAGATAGACGATGCAAAGTTAACCTTACCGGAAATGATATTCAGGCAGGAATACCTTGCAGAGTTCATTGATGGTTCTGCAATGTTATTTAATAATCGACAATTAATAGATAACAAATCTTACGGCAAAGCATTTGCAGGTATTGACTTAGGAAGGGCAGATGATTACTCGGTACTATCTATATTCAATGAGAAAGGCGAACAGTTTTATATTGAACGTTGGAGACATAGCGATTGGGCAACAATAGTAAAGAATATTGCTCAAGGTTTGAGGACAAATAATGTCCAAACAGCATTAGTTGAGGTTAACTCTATTGGAGATGTAATCTTTGAAATGTTACAAAAGGAATGTTCAAGTTATTGCACTATTGAACCATTTGTTACAACTAATCAAAGTAAAAAAGAAATAGTTGAATCTTTGATAGTGGCCAATCAAAACAAAGAAGTTAAATTCTTAAATGTGGATTGGTTAGACAAAGAGTTAGAAATGTTTACTTACGAATACAATCCAAAAAGCAGAGTAATTAAATATTCAGCAACAAGTGGTTTTCACGATGACGGAGTTATGGCATCATGTTTAAGTTTCCACGCTTACTCTAAATACAAAACAGGCAGATACACAATAATATAATTAAAAGGTACTTTTTAAAATGATGACAATTGAATTACCAAATAGCTGGCATGATATCTCAATAGAGAAATTTCCTTTAATCTATGATATTACAAGAGATAAAGAGATTGATCCTATTGATAGAGAAATTAGAGTTATTTCCATTTTAACAGGAATTACAGTTGCTGAAGTTGAGAAAATAAGAATCGACCAACTAAAAGAACTGATTAAGAATGTAAACTTTATTTTTAAAATGGAGTTTCCTAATTCAGTTGAGATGTTTAAGCACAATGGCTACAGATGGGTAGTAAATTATGACATCACTAAACTAAGCGCTGGGGATTTTATAAGTTTAAGCAAATTAACAGAAAGCGAAGAAAGTATTATTGGTAACTTACCTCAATTAGTTGCAATGTTTGTTAAACCTTATAAACTTAAATGGTTTAAGTTAAAAGAGGTCGAAATGGATTATGAAGAAAAAGTCGAACATATTAAGAGTATAAATGTAGGCATAGTTTATCCTTTGTGTGTTTTTTTTTGCAAAGTTATAGAAGATTTGTATCCTCATATAGAGGATTATTTGGTAAAACAAATGAGCGAAGCGAGAATGACAATGGAGAGCGAATTGAACGAACTGAAGAACAAAAACACTTAGATTATTGGAGTTGGTATGTTACATTGGATAGCTTAAGTGGTAAAGATAGAAGTAAATGGGACTTTTACTTAAATATGAATGTAGTTGCTTTTTTAAATTATTTGAGTTACATAAAAGATAGGAATAAATGGCAAAAATAAACCAACAGCAATTTAGTGAGTTAGATAATTTTCTAAATAACTTAGAAGATAAACTTACAGGTGAGCAGGATATTTATTCTCAAAAAGTAAATGACTTTTTAAAAAGAGTTAAAGATAATTTAGAGAAATACAAGTTTAATGCTTCAGGTAATTTATCTCAATCATTAAAGGCATTACCAATTAAACAAAATCAAAACGGAGTTACAGTAACAATTGAACTCGAAGATTATTGGGAAGATTTAGAAAAAGGAACACCAGCAAAAGGATATTCAAAAGAAAACAGAAAAAAGTTACAGCCTAAGATTTTAGAATGGATAGGCAATAAACCTGAATTACAAAGCATAGCAGGGGACAAGAAAGGGCAAAGGTCATTATCCTACGCAATAGCAACTAAAATACTTAAAAAAGGAACTATCAAAAGATTTGGATACAAAGGTAAACCATTCTTAAGCGAAGAGATACCACAATTAGAAAAAGACATAACACAAGAATTTGAATAATGGCAATAACAATATACAATACACCAAACAGCTACGCACCCGTTTATAATCAAATGGTTTTTACTTTGAGTAGTACAAACGTTGCTCAATCTAATTTTCGTTACATAGCAGATATTTATGTAAATGGTTCAAGTGATTACACTAGATTAGAAGTAGGCAGAAATCCAAATAACAACTATGGAACATTTGATGTTGCAGGTATCATTCAAAATTTTTTAACTAGAGACTTTGAAGATAACACAACTACATTTAAGCAATGTGTAAACTCGATAGCATCTTATATAGTTCAATTTGGTGAGCAATATGGAGCAAGTAGTGGAATAACTAACTACCCTAACTTAACAACAAGTTCAGGTTATTGTTTTAACGGGGTGTTCAGTCCGTTAGACTTTTTAGATTTCCAAACTAACACTTATGTTTTGCAAAATACTTCAAGTCAATTTCTAACAGATAGGCCAACATTTGTATCAAGAACAGGCGAAAAACTTATTTTAGGTTTTATGACTGATGCTGCAAACGAAGCCTACAATTTAGAAGTTATAAGCTATTATGACGAAGGTACAGTATTTAACACAGTAAGAGTTCAAAATCCTTTCACAGCTTTAAGCAATAGGCAAGACCGCTCAATTAATGTAAGAGTAGATTATGACTGGTTAACTAGCTTAGTCAATGCAGATTTATCATTTGGCACAACACCGATATTTGTTACTAACTGGGAATATTACGAAGTAAGAATTAAAAACAGCGCAGGAACGATAGTAAGTGAAACAATAAGGATTTATCCTGGCGAAGATATTTGCTCAAAGTACACACCTATCCGTTTTAAGTTTATGAATAACTATGGTAAGTATGATTATTACACTTTCACCGGTGCAATGACTAAGAACACTAATATTAAAAGAAACACTTACAAAAGCAATCCAAATCAATGGAGTGGTACTAATTATAGCTACTCAACTACAAGTAGAGGATTAAGCCAATATGAAACAATATTAGACGATACAATTACAATCAATAGTGATTGGATTACAGAAAATGAATCTATATGGTTAGAGCAATTAGTAACAAGCCCTGACGTTTATATTTACGATGGCAGTAATTTAGTTTCTGTAAATATTACAGATAGCAGTTATCAAACAAAATACGAAGCTAGTCAGCAGCTATTTAATTTAGTGGTTTCATTTACTTACTCACAAAACAGAAAAAGACAAAGACGATGATTTTAACTAAAATTTATATTAATAACGAGCAGATAGATTTAAAAGAAGATGTTTCGATACCTCTTAACTTTAACATTGCTGATATTAGAGAACCTGAAAAACGCAGCACTACATGGAGCAAGACTGTTATACTACCAGGCTCTACTTTTAACAATGAATTGTTTTCGAATATATGGAATGTTAATGCAGTCATTAATAGTACAGGCACTACTAACTTTACTCCGAATTTTAACCCGAACTTAAAAGCAATAGCAGAAATAACTTACAATGAAGCTACACAGTTCAAAGGGATTTGTCAATTGTTAAATGTTAATGTAACTGATAAATACGAGATTGAATATGAGGTTGCTTTCTTTGGTGAGTTGCAGAATGTATATCAAAATTTCACAAATGGTTATTTGCGTGATTTAGATTTAAGTGAATACAATCATACATACAGCAAAGATAATCAAGTAACAAGTTGGAGCGCACCAATAGGTATTGGCTATGTTTATCCGATGATTGATTATGGTTTTAGAATAAATACAGAATTTAAAGTAACAGAAATGTTTCCTTCTATTTATGTAAAAACTATAATTGATAAAATGTTTAGTCAAGCTGGGTTTACATATCAATCAGTATTTTTTAATACAGAATTATTTAAAAGACTTATAATACCTTATTCAGGTGGTTCAACTTTACAATTAACAACTGAACAAATAAAAAATAGGACATTTAGAGTTAGTAAAACAAGTTCACAAAGTATAAATATAGATGCAAGTTATACTAATGAAGCTGCAAGTCCTTCAATTCCTTATAATGAAATTATTACATTTCAAGATGAAACAACACCACCAAATTATGATACAGGAAATGTATTTGGATTTAACACAACTTTTCAAGCATCAAAAAGTGGAAATTATAAATTAAAGTTTCAATTTCAATTAAATGTAACACATAATTGTAGCACACCTACAGCATATATTGAACGTTATTATGAATTAGGCACTATTTATATTATATCATATTCTAATGGCATTGCATCTATTCCTGTAATTTTAAAACCAAGTGATAATTTTCAAAACGTACCTGATTCATTAAATGTTTCAGCAGGTGCAAGTCAAACTGTAACCCAAGGAACTACAACATCAAGCGTAGGTGGTTTATTAGAAGGTTCATTATTTTTATTTGAAAATGATACAGCACAGGTAATATTTGCACCAGCATTTGGAAGATGCTATAAGGCTACATCAGGATCATTTTCATTTCAAAATCAAGCTACTTCATATCCAACTGTTAATATATTAAATGATTCAGTGTTTTATGCTTTAATAGAAGATACAACTATAAGTGAATCTGACAATATAGTTATTTCAAATATTTTACCTGATAAAATAAAGCAAAGTGATTTTTTTAATTCGATAGTTAAAATGTTTAATTTATTTGTAGAAGTAGATAAAACAAATGCAAATAAACTAATAATAGAGCCAAGACCAACATTTTATAACACATCAACAATAAAAGATTGGTCAGATAAATTAGATTACTCAAAGGAGACAAAAATAATTCCAATGGGTGAATTAAATAATAAAACTTATTTATTCACATACAAACAAGACAATGATTATTTTAATAGTAATTATTTTAATAATTATACAGAAGTTTATGGACAAAAAAAATATGATATTGAAAACGATTTTTTAAAAGGTGAAGTAAAAACAGAATTAATATTTAGTCCAACTCCATCTGTAAACACAATAGGACATGATAGAGTAATTCCAAAAATATACCAGTTAGATACTAATGGCACTATTAAAACTTGTCAATCTAATATTAGAATACTTTATTATGGTGGCTTAAAAGATACATCCTACCCATGGAAACACATAACAAGTACAGGTGGTCAATTTATAAATAATCAATATGCTTATTGTGGTCATTTAGATAGTATAGATAATCCAACTATTGACTTAAATTTTGAAGTTCCAAAACAAGTTTATTACTCATTAGAAAAATACACTTTAAATAATCTTTATAATAAATATTGGAAGGATTACATTGAACAGATAGCAGATAAAGATTCAAAATTATTTGTAGGTTATTTCTTAATAGATGAATGGGATATTCAAAGTTTAGATTTTAGAAACACATTCTTTTTTGAAAATGAATATTGGAGATTAAATAAGATAATTGATTATGATAGAGTAAATAATCAAGCAACTAAATGTGAGTTTGTAAAATTAAAAACATTGCCACCTTATGAAGATGACAATGGATTTGATACAAATGGCGGTGTTTTAGAAGGTGTTGATATTTCACCAACACAAAGAAACTCATTTTACAATGATAATGTAGTAACTGAAGGCGCAATAGTAAGCGGTAAAAATAATACTATACTTTCAGGCAATGGAGTTATAATAGCAGGAAATGAAAACTTTGTAGGTAATAATAATCAAAATGTTTCAATATTAGCATCTTCAGGAATTACTGTTTATCCAAGTTCAAATAATGTTTCTATAACAACATCAACAGGTGTAACTGTATTAAGTGGAATTTCAAATGTAAGTGTAACAAATAGTTCAGGAATAACAGTAACAGAATCCAATGTAACTTATAACAATGGAATTAAGACTTTAAACAATGTATCTTATAAAAAATATGTTGCTTTACTTAGTCAATCAGGAGTTACAGCACCTACAGTAGTAGAGTTAGAAACTACAATGAGTTCAGGAATAACAACAAGTTATGATTCAACAGGACTTTATAAATTAATTTCAAATGGAGAGTTTACAGTAGGCAAAACAATAGTTTTATCAACACCAACAAGGAGTGATGCTATTATTGCTGTTATTCAAAGTTCTGCAAGTGAATTATACATAAATACAAAAGACATAACAAGTGATACTCCATTCATACCTAATGCAAATGATTTGTTAGATAATACAGCAATCGAAATACGAGTTTATTCATAATTGGTACTTAAAAGATAATGGCAAAGACTACAATAGACATAGAAATACAAACCAATGTAAGTGGTGAATCTGTAAAAGACCTTAGACAGCAATTCAATGAAGTTGAAGATGCCTTATTTGAAATGGCAGGTGCTGGAAAGCAAAACACAGAGGAGTTTAGAAAATTGCAAAAAGAAGCTGCAAAAATAAAAGAGCGTGTTGATGACTTAAATGAATCTATTGATATGCTAAAACCTGAAGCTAAATTTCAAGCAATTGCAAATTTAGGAGCAGGAGTTGCATCAGGATTCGCAGCAGCCCAAGGAGCAGCTCAACTCTTTGGTCAAGAAAATGAAGCCTTAGATAAATCACTTGCAAAAGTTCAGGCGGCAATGGCTTTAGCACAAGGAGTTCAAGGACTTGCAGGAATGGGCGATAGTTTAAGGGTTGTTGGTACTATGCTTAAATCAACAACATTAGGTACACAGGCTGCAACTGTTGCTCAAAGAATTTACAATGCTGTTATGAAAGATAACCCAATAGCATGGTTAATAATGGGATTAACAGCTTTAGTTGGTGTTATTGCATTAGTAGTAAATGCAATGGGTGATGAAGATGAAGCGCAAAAAGAGGTAATTGCTAATAGAGAAAAAGAATTACAGTTAATGCAGGAAGCCGACAAGGCAATGCAGAAAGAAACTGATTTTAGAAAAAGTTTAGCAGAGGCACAAGGTAAAAGCGCACAGGAATTAGCGGCATTAAATGAAGAGTTAAGCAAACAAAGAATAAAGAGAATAGATGAAGAGATAAAAACAGCTAACAAATTATTTAAAGATAGACTTGTATTGATGAAAAATACAAGTGGAGATGAATATATAGAATTACAAAAAGCTAATTCAGATACTTTAAAGTTGATGAAAGATTTAGCTAATGAAAGATTAGATATTCAACGAAATTTACAAATACAAAATGCAAAATTAGAAACAGAAGCTAATAAAGCATCAGCTGAAAAATCCAAACAAAGAGTAATAGAGAAAAAAGAAGAATCAAATAAAGAGTTTGAAGATGCTTTAGCAGAAGCTGAAAGGTTATCTAATATTGAAATTGAAAAAGAAAAAAAATTAGAAGAACAAAGAGCAGCGAGACTAAAACAAATGCGAGACCAAGAAATCGCAGAGCAAATAAAAGCAGATGAAGAATATGGTAAATTATTAGAAGAAAAAGCTAAAAAAGAAGAAGAAGAAGAAAAGAAAGCATTAGAAAATAAGAAAAAAGCAAAAGAGCAAGAAGTTGCATTAACATTACAAGGTCTTCAATCAATTCAATCTTTAGCAGATGCTTTTGCAGGAAAAAGTGAAGCAAGTCAAAAGAAAGCATTTCAAATTAAAAAGGCTGCAAGTTTAGCACAGGCAACAATTGAAACTTACCAAGCGGCACAGTCAGCATTTGCAAGTCAAATGGCAATACCAACACCTGACGCACCAATAAGAGCAAACATAGCAGCAGCCATAGCAATAGCAAGTGGATTGGCTCGAGTAGCTGTAATTGCTAAAACTAAATTTGAAGGTGGCGGTGGTGGTGCAAGTGGTGGCGGTGGCGGTGGTAACTTAGGTACATTTAGTCAAGGCGGTGGCGGTGGTCAGCCTCCGCAAGGATTAACATCACAAAACACAGTAACTCAACTTAATCCTGATGGCACAGTAGCAGGACAAGGCAATAGAGAAGCTGCACCGATGAAAGCGTATGTAGTAGAAAGTGAAAGTAGAGCAGTAACAGAAAGAGTAAACAAATTAAGTAATAATTCAAAAATAGGATAACATGGAAAATTTACCAGTTTATAAA